TACGCAGTCATCGTCGCCGTCGCCCTCGGTGGTCGTGTAGCCCTCCAGCGAGATCGGGATGGACGCGGTGAAGTTTGTCAGACAATCCACGAATCCCGTGCTGCCTGTTTCTTTATCATAAGTTCCTGCCTTAATCCACACCTTGGGCGGTAAACCAGAAGCATTTACAAATAACGTAGTTAATCTAGATGTCGCATTAGAAATTAAAGCCCATGCTCCACCAACATTAACTCCTTTACCATTTCCAGTTGTTAAAGGGTCTCCTGGTTTAATAATCGTAATTACATTAGCATCTCCATCAACTCCGGTCGCACTAACTCTACCAAATTCACGAGCAAAATCAACATCCCAACAAAGCCAATCGTTTATATCGGTAGTTCCCCATCCATCGCCATCTATATTTGCTAAATTATAACCACTAGGAGACACTCCAGAAGTAGCATTTATATTATTCAAAAAAGTGCTATCAACTTTTGGAGCGCCCTTACTTGAACCGCCATTCCACTGAGATGAACCATCACCACTAACTTCTACATAAAAATTAGTAAAATCGTCAGTTATAGCCATTATTGGGCTCTCAGTTTGTCATTTGTAATTTCTATTTTTCCGTCGCTTGCAACAGCCACTTTTATATCAGCAAGTGTGGGATCAGTTTTTAAAGCATTTTCTATCTTGGTTTGTAGTTCAATAGAAGCATCGCCTTGTTCTTCTTGTTCTAATTCTAAACATAAACGGTTTTTCTCTGGCTCCCACTCAAACCATGTAGGTAAAGATCCATTTTTTTCTGGTTTAACCTTAAACAAATCAATCATTCCTTGAAGATTTAATTGTTTTATATCACTAGAAGTTAATCCTTGGTCTATAATAGATGCTTTTACAGCCTGTCTAGCTACATCCCAGGGTTGTAGTTTTTCTTCTTCATGCTCTTCAAGTTCGCCTATCGACATAAACTACTTCCTTCCTCTAAATAAAACCTTAATCATATCTTTAACAAGTGGAGAATCATCAATTTCCTCTTTTACCTCATACTCATTTTGCTCATTAGCAATAATTTTTGTAATCTTATAACACTTCTCTTCTTCTAACATCTCACACTGACGAATTTCAATAGAACCCTGCTCGTTAAAAGTATAAAATTGGATTTCGCTGACATTATCCATCTTTTTACCATCAAGATTAACATCAAGGGCTTTCGTCTGTGTATCAAAATTTACCGATACTATCATCTTATTATCTCTCCTAAAAACTTATACTGAATTTAAGTTAAGTTAAATCTATATAATGGTCTGTTTCAACGCCATTTTTTATTCTTTTGAATTTTATCTTTTTAATACCTAATTCTTTTAATTGTTTACACCCATCTCTCCACATACTGGGCAAAAGCGGTTTTGTAGCACCAACAAACTCAATTTCTGTTGGACTAATATACCTTATTGCCGCTGCCCACTCATAATCATCTCCGTAGGTACCACCATGCTTAAATACTCTCAGTATTCCAGCAAGTGGTTCTATCTCGATGCTCCACTCTTCCATGTTTTATTATTGTCCATAAATAGAGGAATATAGACATACCTGAATTTGCCTTTGTTCGTCAATGGTTAATTTTCGTTGTAGACTATCAGAGATGCTTTTACTCCATTGCTCGTATATATTATACACCCTTGTTGAGGCATTACAATTAATCATTGTATCTAAAATAATAGTGTCATTAATTTGACTACATGCCTCTAAACTGAAAAGTGTATCAAACTTTATTCTTTCTAGTGCCGCCACCTCTTTTGTTGTTAACCCACGTAAGTTTTTCTTGTTTTTTAAAATGAGAAAGTCTTGTGTAAGTATATCTGAAATGGTATTTTGTGCCGCCTTCGCCCAAATCTCAACGGTTGCTCGTGTTTTTGGCTTAAAGACCTTTTGTTTTCGCTTTTTAGTGTCTTTTGAATTACGCGGACGACCCTGCTGTGGCTGCCCCTTCTTTACCGGAGAAGTCCCAGACGGGGCAACAACCGGTTTAGGAGGAGTATTATCAATCAGCATTTTTTTCTCTTTGCTATCCAGCGGATAGGTTTTCATACCCTTTTGTTTGGCGTCTTCCACAAGACCAACCTGACTTGGAACAAGAGTCCCCTTCGTAAGAGCCATCTTTTTAAGAGCAATACCAAATTGTGGATCGTGATAAGGACTAGATTTAGGAACGAGTTTGCCGTTGTCTCGGTCTCTCTGTTCTCTGTTAATTCGTATGCGTTCCATTTCTGGGTCATGCTGGTATCTTTTTTGTAGTAATTCATCACTGATAAGAGAGCGGTCAGCCAATTGTAATAACAGGGCTTTTTCTGCTTGTTCATCACCTAAAGAGTTTATGTCGAACTCAATTTTAGCCGGAAGTAAAAAGCCCATTGCTTGCTGAACATATTTAATTTCTTGTAGCCAAAACTTTTCAAGAACATCTCGCCCATATTGTAATCGTTGAACTAATGTTTTTAAACTGATATAATTGTTAGTTGTGCCGGAACCACCACTACCAGTTAAAGTAGGAGGAATACCCATTCCCGTATAAATACTATAAAGATGTGGTTTATACTTTTCCTCACCTAAAAATTGGTGAACGGTAGATTTAGATTCAATCAACTCAATGTCTGGACCCCAGACTAAATCCATCGTACCGCCGCCGACATTACTTTCAAGAATTTCCGCCAATTTGGCTAAAGCAACACGAGTTGGTCTAATTTGGTATTCAAGACTTCCCAATTTGAAAATTCGTATATTACTGATGGCTCCATCTAAAGCCGCCATATCAGCAAGCTTGAGTTTCTCTAACATTGATATATCATCAATAATGGCATAAATCATTGGACTAGCCCATTCAGTCCAGTCATCCTTTTTATAATGCCAGACGGAGACCTTATCAGCAGGAAGTAGATAGGGCTTATTATTTTTAGCCGCCTGAATTATATCAAAGGGTAATTTACTTACTAAAGCCCGCTCGCTCTCACCTTTTGGAGAATTAATAATACGACGAAGATGATTAGGTAGAGTTAAAGCATATCTCTTTTCACCAACGAAGGATGATAAAGCCCCACCAACTATATCTATATGCAGAGGATTTAAAAAGGTATACTTCCACGGTATTTCCCGTTTTTCTACTTTAGGCTTTTCTATTACAATGTCTGGAGAAGCCCCTGACTTATATAAATTTTTCTCTGTTTTAACATCAATTTTAGCCGTCTGTCGCCTTACAACTACATTCGCAGTTCTATAAAGATTATTTAAAAAGCGTTCCGAACGATCTTTACCGCCGATTTTATTAAACCAATTTTGATAAAACTTCTCAATCCTCTTATTTGGATGAACTAATCTAATACCCTGGCAGGCAAAGTCACCCATTAAGTCTATGATGTTACGAATTAGTCCCACGGAATGATAGGCGGCATCACACTGAGCAATTGCCGATTTTGGCGTCTCTGCTGGAGCCTCACTTGGACGAAACTTATAATAATCACTTTTAGTAAGTCCAGATCTTCCAGACACATTGGACGCCAAATCAGAAAAATCACGATAGTTACCCCTAGCTATACCTCTACATTCATCTATACTACCATCATAAGCCGATATAACTTTGGCTTTTGTAGCGTTATTATAAGATTGATAAGCTGGTATATTACCGTAGGTTACGGTCTCTATCGGCGATTTTCTTTTTGATGTCACCTTTATAATCCGATTGACAATGGGATTGTTTTCGTTTCAATTGGATTATACACCATTGTTGAAAAATAAATGGATTAATCTAATGTCGAACCACACCAAAATAGCCGTCATCTCCACCTTCAGTAAACCACGCTGGACCAGTATAGAGCGGACCCTTTTCGGTAGTGTATATATCTCTTGTAAAACCGCCAATTGCTCCATATGAAATAGGAGGAGGCACCCTCATCATTTGACGAGCCGCCATATTTGCCATTAAAAGAGCAGAATAACGGTCCTTTCTCATTCTTCCTTTTTTTCCATTTGGCTGTTTGGTCTCTGGCGTGTCCCATCTGTCTACTGCCCCAACTCCTGGACCAGTTGTAGAATGGACTATGGTACATAACTCATTCTTTAATTCCTCAATTTCCAGACAACAATCTTCAAGGGTGTCATAAACTGTTCCTACTCTTGTGTTATCTTGGACCATTGCCATCTCCAAAGTTAAAGCATCAAATCTTGGAAATAGTAAAACTTTATCCTCTAAATCCTTTTTCATACCATGATTTGCTTCCATCACCCAATCAGTTTTACGAAATTGAACCATCTCCAAAATATGTAGTCCTGGCTGTCCATCTCCATAAGCGGGTTTTGCAGGGTCTTCAATAGTCCAAATTGGTAGTTCTCCTAGTTCGAGCTTATCTGGGTCATGTAGCGATTCTTCAATGGCTCGACCACCACCTTGAGCATCCATAGCAATTTTTATACAAGGAAAAACTTTCATAAGATTACGAATTTTACGACTACAAAAACCATAAAAGTCATGCTCTTTTGTAAGTCCGTCTTTTACATACTTTTTATGTCGCTCTCTATTAGTAGTCCAACAATATACTACGCGGGTATGGTCAACGTGTAATTCAAGAATAACTACAGAAAAATTATCTACTTCCGAGGCTGGGTCAACAGCAAAAACATAATTATAGTCCTTCATACCATATACTTTGGCGTCAAAATAGACATCGCCCGATGGTAATTTAATAGGATTTATATCTGTGCCAACACAACTATCTATGAGTGAACGCTTGAAAAACCCATCAGAGTCATCTACGAAAATTGTCCCATACTCTAAATTATAGGTAGAACTGTTCATTGTGGCTCTTGCACGAGTAACGATTGCGTCGTCCATGAACCCCTCTGGAACTAACTCATAGGGAAATCTAACTATAGCATAATCTCTATAGTCAAAATTACGAGGAATAACTCCGTCAGTAAATAATTCTTTCATTTGGTCATGTTGACCATTACTATTTACAATTTTTCGGTATCTATCCCAATATTTAGCAAAATGTTTGAAAGAATAATCGGCGGTTCCTGATAGCATTGACTGATTGAACTTCTTGCCGTCAACGCGGATTGTATCTACACCATCTGTTAGACCAAGTTCTTTCTTTTTCCTTCGACCGGCAGCCAATTTTA